TAGCCGCTGCACCGCCTCCCCAGGCGACAGGGTCAAAGGATGCGTGGCCGGAGCCATACGCCCATCCACTGACGGCGACAAAGGCAATTCCCATCTGCGCCCACAAGATACATCCCAAATCATACGTCTTGTTGTCCGAAGCGGTAAATAGGTGTCGGAAAAATCTCTGCATGTTTGCTCCTATTTTATGCGAACCAAGGGTTGACGAATTTAGTTTATTATGGATTTATATGCATGCCAATGAAGGCATCATACTCCATAGAGGGTCTGCGTATCATGTATGAAATCGACAAAAAAGACAGCAAGCCTACGCCCCGCAGCAAATATCCGTTCAAAAGCATGGAAGTCGGAGATTCGTTTTTCGTCCCAAATGGCGTGTATTCACCGCGCAGTCCTGGTGTTTATATCAACGCATACACACTCGGTTCGCAGGTGATTCCCAATTCCAAGTGGTGCGCCAGAACGCTGACGGAAAATGGCGTCAAGGGCCTCCGCATCTGGCGGGTGAAGTGACGAAGCCTCTGCCGCCAGGGAAGAAGGTCAAGTTCAACTACCCTCTCCCAGTTCCGCTACCTGCTGCGGGACAAGAGTGGCAGGCCGCAAGCGGCATGGTCCGCAGAATCTACAAAACTGACGACAAGTTCATTTACTGGAAGCGACCAAATGCCCAGGCATCTTGGATCACAAGAAAGGTGATCTTCAATCAGTGGATACGCGAAGAAAATGCAAAGGAAATAACACAATGAACAAGACCAGAAAAATCATCCAAATTGCAGTAGTTCCAGAAACTCAATATTCTAATTCCTATACGGTTGCTGTTTGTGACGACGGAACCGTCTGGGGCATGCGAATGGATGGGACTGGCGAATGGTTTTTATATCCGCCAGTCCCACAAGAGGAGATCGAACATGAATCCTGAAGACATCCTCAAGCAGGCATCCGACATCGCTCAAGGGAAGCGCAGTCAGCATGGGGCGGAAAATAGCTTCGCCATGATCGCGCGCCTTTGGTCGGCATACCTTCAGGAAACGGCTTCGATGCCAGTCTCTATCACTGAAGTCGATGTTGCGCAGCTTATGGTCCTGTTAAAGGTCGCCAGATCCGTATGCGGTGGGCACAACCTCGACAACTACACCGACCAAGCCGGTTACTCGGCGTGGGCTGGTCATTTGGAAGCGATGGCAGAGGTTGAACGAAAGCGCGACATCGCCCTTCACGAAGCCATGAAAAATCAAATGGTGGCCGCGTTTGAATTTGGCTTGGGGAAACCTACCGAACCGCGTTCGACATCCACGCCTATCGAAGTCTACCACGCTCCACCAATCTTCACCCGCTGGGATTAAATTGACGCCGACGTCATGACCGTGCTTGTTTTGGCGTCGGCTTCAACTTTTTGAAAGACAGAAAATGATCATCCTGGGTGTCGATCCCGGCAAATCCGGTGCTTTGGCTTTTTATGACCCCGACGCGGACACCGTCGATGTGTTCGACATGCCGGTTGTCGATGGCGAAGTCCATGCAGCCGAAATCGCCCGCCTCGTCAAAGATTTCAATCCGAAATTCGCCATCATCGAGCGCGTGCATGCAATGCCGAAAAATGGCGCGGTGTCGATGTTCAACTTCGGATTCGCATACGGGGTGGTGCGTGGCGTTGTCGCCGGCAGCTATATCCCCGTTCACCTCGTCACGCCGACGACGTGGAAGCGACACTATAAATTGTCGTCTGACAAAGAAGCTTCTCGGTGGACGGCAATCAATCTATGGCCGGCGAACACAATGTTCGGTCGAAAGAAAGATGACGGGCGTGCTGAGGCAGCATTGATTGCAAAGTATGGCGCTTTGACTGTCAGATAACTTGGTTCCTACATAATCTATACTTAAAAAGAGGAAAGAATGTTTGAACCTGACTTTGCCGGCCCATTAGATTGGGCTGCGATGTATCACAGCTACGGTTTGCAGGCTGTGCCGGCTATGCACCCGTCATCTGGTGGGCAGTGGAAGCGACCAACGATCAAGTGGCGTGAACATGAAAACGCTCTGGTTGATGGCGACCAGATCGCACAGTGGTTTCGACGCGCGCAGCATAGTCAGATGGGCATCATCACTGGCGCATGCTCCGGCATCTTCGTGGTCGATCTGGACACCCACAAGGGTCCGTCAGCGATGGCGTGGTGGAACGGTCTTCTGGAGGTCGAAAGCTATGGCCTTGACCTGGAAACAGCCATCGTCACCACCGGCGGCGGCGGGAAGCAATACTATTTCAGGACGCCAGAGTTCTGGATGCCACCCACCAATAAGACCGCCATAGGCGTCGATATCAGGGGCCAGGGCGGGTTTGTGATGGCACCGCCATCCCTACACGAGAGCGGGCGTGAATACGCCTGGGACGCCGGCTGCGCGCCTTGGGAGGTAGACATACTGGAGGCACCGCAGTGGTTGTGTGAAGCAATCGACAAGCTGGTTGGTGGCATCAGTCAAGAAAGGTCGGCCATTCTTGATCGTCATCATCAAACAGCAGCATCCGCCGGCCCGCACAATGGCGTTGTGGCCGATGGGCTGGGTCAGGTGATAGATGGTCGGGAAGAACTAGCTACGACCATGGTGTGGGCGGCGGTGCTCGACTGGTGGCGTGAATGCCCCATTAAACCTTCACCGAATGAATCTGTTGAAAAGTGCCGTGAAGTTTATGCGGTTTACGAGCGCAAGTGTAAGCCGAGAAAATATGAGCCGAACACGCCGCGATCTTTACTGCTTGAACGCGAAGGTCGTGGATACACGATGTTTGAAGACAAGTGGCGTCGGGCTATGGCGCAGTGGGATGGAAAGGTGTCCGACGCAGCAGCACACTTGCCTGCGCATCATCATGTTGAGCCTGCACGCCTGACGCATGAAATTAAGCGCGAAGTCTCGCCGCAAACATATGTTGCAGACGAGTTCGGTGAAATCATTGATGACGAGTTTGGTGGTGGTAGCAGCGCCGGTGCAAAAGCTGTGGCAGGGGGAAGTATCGACACAGACCTTCGGTCTACGCTGTCGATTGAAGCTTGGGCTGTGCGTGATATCCCGGAGCCGGATCGCATCCTGGGCGATTTTCTCACCACGACGGTGCGTGCGTTCCTGGTCGGGAGAACCGGCCTGGGGAAGACGCTTCTAGGTATCGCCATCGCGGCGGCTGCTGCATCTGGGTCTGATTTCTTGACGTGGAAGGCGTATCGGCCTGTCAACGTCTTATATATTGACGGCGAAATGCCGGCTGAATTGATCAAGCCACGCGCCATTGATGCTATGCGTCGCCTTGGTGACGTCAAAATACCACCGGGCAATCTGATGATCTTCGGTCGTGACATCGAAGATGAAGCGCGCCGGGTGTGCCCAGATTTACCACCCTTCGCTCCGCTGAATACAGACGGAGGTCGGGCATTCCTGATGTCTCTCATCGACGCCGTCGGCGGGGTGGATTTGGTGGTGTTCGATAACGTGATGTCGCTGCTTGAGGGAGATCAGAAAGATGAACTGGCGTGGTCTGCTGTTCTAGATCTCGTCACGTATCTGACGACGCAGAGGATCGGTCAGCTGTGGTTAGACCACACCGGGCATAATAACGACCGGCAGTACGGGTCTAGCACGAAAGCTTGGCGGTTCGATGCAGTCGGGGTGATGGCACCACTGAAGGATGAAGACCAGGGTGATGAGGACGTCCCAGGCGGCGCGACCGGCTTCAGCCTGTCATTTGACCATCCTGGAAAGGCGAGGCGCAGGACGCCAGATAACTGGCAGCAGTTCCAGGCACAGATTGTCCGACTGGTCGATGACCGCTGGGTGTGGGAACCGGCGAATGCATCCGCACCGGGTAAACAGGACGGCGGTTTGAAAGCTAGTGCGAGGGCATTCTATGAAGCGCTACTCGATGCTGTTGTCCGCTCTGGCACCCCAGGTCGGACAACAAAGGCGATTTGGCTTGCCGAATGTCAGCGGAAGGGGCTGGTCGATACGTTCAGTCATGACGACGACGCGAAAGAACGAAACAAGAAAACTGGTCCCTTTAGGGCACGTCTGAGCGAGTTGGTGATGGCAAAATACATCGGCGTAGATGGGGAGACTGTTAACTCACTGAAATGAAATAGCACCAGCGCATTCTGGTGCTAATAGCACCGGGAATAGCACCAGCTATTTTGAATAAAATCAACAACTTACAAATTAGCACCAGATAGCACCAGCGTAGCACCAGCCAAAAACCACGTTAGCACCATAGCACCAGCGCATATATATATGCGCGTCCTGGTGCTACTGGTGCATGGGTCGGTTCTACAGCATAAAAAACAGGAGAAAGAAACCTATGGCGACGAAACCGAAATACGAAAAGAAGCAGGCACCGATACCGGCATCCATGGCACCGTGGTTGCAAACGCCTGACTTATATCTAGCTGGACGAGCAGCTACCGACGGCACTGATGAACTGGCTGTCCAGATGGAAGCCAAGTGGGGTGTTGGTCGGCTGCGTCTCTTGGTGTCTGACGAATGGCGAGAGAAGTTCGACCGGCAACGTCGGATGTATAACGAGGCTATCGACCGTGGCAGCCTTGATGATGTGCGACATGAAGCAAAGCGTATGGCTGCTGCATGGCGTAAACTCGACGCTGAAGCGACGGCAGCCGGCAAGTCACCCCTCGCCCCAGAGCAGTGGGAAATTATGAACGAAGACGGGCTTGAGGTGATTATTATCGCTCGCGACGAATTGGACGCTATCAACGTGGCACGAAACAACCGCGCATGCACCGTCTACAGCCTCGCTGAAGTTGGTCGCATCCTCGCCGCCTACCCAGAGATCGCAAAAATCAAACACACCTTCCCTGGCGCTACAGTGACCGCTGCTAGGCGTAAAACAGACCCAGTCAGTCTGTCCGGGAACGAAAATTATGAAGACGATCTTCCCTTCTAAAATATTTTCGATTTTATGCGTTTTATGTGTTGCATTCCTCATCGCATTCCGGTAGATATTCTTCATCGAAACCGGAGACAGAACATGAAGATCAACGCTAAAATCACCCGCAACGGAATCGAGTATGATGCCGTCGTTTTCTTCTCTGCTTATCGGGACACATATGGCGACGTTGACGTTTCCTTCGACGGCGCTGAGTTCGAGGAAGAACCAGAGGATGGCGAAGCTGAAATGACGGAAGACGAAGAAGCGACCTTGTTTTTCTGGTTGCACAACAAGGGCTACCAGGACGCTGTCGAAATCGCTTACACCAACTTGATTGATTGGACATAATCGCCATGATTAACGTAGCAAAAGCCTTGTTCGTCCAGGCTCAACGCCACAAGTGGACCATCACCGTCATGTATGACGATGAGGCCGGATACACCGGCAAGAGCGCCAAGGATGCTTGGCGTGCCGTTGACGACGTCAGCGACGACCTTTTCGTCCACTTCCACGATGCTGATGGCAGGGACATCGGGTGGGTGC